AGAAATATTATTTTGTAAGAATACTTCTGGGATTGCATTATTTGAGTTGGCGTATAAGAATTTTGCTCCATATAATTCTACTAATCTGTTTTCTTTTTGGGGTTGTGTTGAATTAATCTTAACTCCATATAAACTTTGATTAGTAGAATATGCTCCTGTTTCTTCAAATGGGTTTAAACCTTGTTTATTAACATGAATTCCAAACGGAATACCAGCTGCCTCAATTAAAGAGCTAAGAGGAGTATAAACATCTCCATTTAATAATTTTGGACTAACTTGAGTCTTAACTGCTAATCTTGATAAAAGATTTTGTTTAACTGTAAATAAAAGTCCCTCAGTACTAGCAAAAAATTTAGCTAAACGAATTTCATCATTTACTATAATATTAGGTAATAAAGTACCTCCTCGAACTAAAAAATCAGGACCACCAGTACCAGCTGTAGGTATTCTAAATGAATCACCTTGTTGGTTTCCAGCTATTAAACCTGCTCCTAATCCAGCCGCTGCTCCTATTATAGCTCCTGTACCTGATGCTCCTAAAATAGATCCACCAATAGCACCTACAGCTGCTCCAGCTCCCGCTCCTAAAAGAGGGAGAGTTGCTCCAGAAAATCCAGTTTGGAGAGCTTCGTTAGTAGCTGGGATTCTAGTAGCGACGTAAGGTTGCCCACTATTTCCTCCACCGCGTTCATCATTACCAAATTTTAAATCTTTTAAATCTGTTTTAAGATCTAGTAAAGCCATATTTTAAATTTTAGTAACGGCCTTCAAGAGGTCCATTATCTGAGTATGATGATGGTTTTTGACCATCTAAATCTAATTGTGATGGCATAGGAAGAACATTATTTGTTCCATCATTATAGGCTTGAAAAGCACCATTTACATCAGTAAAATCTGATCCATTTAATGAGTATCCTGCTTGATTACCATCAGCATGAAGTTTAGATTGTTGGGTTGCTCCTGGATTTGTGTTTGGAGTTTGACCATTTCCGTATGATAATACGGAACCATCAGTTGCTAATTTATCGCGAAGTCCTGGCATGTTTATTAGGGTTTAATTTATTATAAATATGATTATTTATTGAAGTTTGTAAGTATTAACATTTGCTTTTGTTCCACGTTTATCCGTTGATAATTCATCAGTTCCGCTTATTGTTGATTTTGAAGATTTTTCTAAATCATATGTTCTTTTTAATATACTTTTTATTTCTTGTAATTCTCTCACCGCGAGATTTTCTCCAACTTCATTACCTCTTCCTTGTTGATTATTTGATCTATCTCTAATAGGTCCTGCTATTAAAGTATCATTTTTACTTAATTCAAATAATCCTCCTTCTTTAGTTGAAACTTGTGTTTTTCCATCAGGAGGACTATACATATCTCCAACAGGCATAGCGGTTTTACCTTTAGCCAACATACTAATAAATCCAGCTGTTGCTGTACCAGCTAAAGCTAATCCTACACCAAGAGGTATTTTAGAAAGAGCAAGCCATATTCCACTTATAGCAGCTATAATAGATCGGGAAGCTATTAAAGCCATTGTTCCTGCTAAAGTTAAAGCTAAAGGATTACCTTCTTTTAAACCCCCAACAAAAGCACCAACAGCTTGTGATATTAAATTAAACCCTTCAACTAATGGAGATAAAAGTAAATTAATAGCTGGGAGAACTGTTGATACTAAATCCGCTAGAGGTGAGACTATTTTTAAAATAGGTTCAGCTATAGAAACAAATATTTCTTTTAATTTTTCAACAGATTGATTAAATCGTTGTTGAAGATCTTGTTGTTTCATTAGATTATCAACCCCAGTTTGAGCTATTTCTTCTTCAGACATTCCTCTAGCTCTAGCAGCATTTAAAGCAGCTTGAGCATTTTTAGCTTGGTCACCTGATATTCCTTTTAACGCTTCAGCATCAGTTAAGGTTTTAGCTAACTCTTCACGAGACATACCTACAGCTTTAGCTGTTGCTTCTTGCTGTAGTCTATTCATTTTACTGAATTGTTCTACACTGCCATAGTTTTTAGCTATTTCTTTGGATAATCCCTCCATATCATTATTTAAAGCATATAAGCGAGCTTGCTCTAAATTGATATCTTTACCTGTTAAAAGTTGTGCTTCTAATTCAGCACTAATTGATGATTCAAAATCCATCAAACCGCCTGCTATATTATTTAATTGGTCTAGATTCATTCCAAAAACTTTAGCCTGTGCTGCAGCTCTACCTAATGCTGTTGCTCCTCCTGCTATTGATAATTTAACAGCGTCAGAGGTTTTAGCTATATCTCGCATTATGTCTTTTTCATTTAGTAAAACACCATTATTTAATGCTGTTGTTTTGGCAGCAAACATTAAATTTTTAGTGTTTTCTTCTAAATTACCTCCGGTTGCTAAAGTATATTTTTGCATTTCTACCAACTCATCATTGGTGAAACCAGCTTGCTCTCGCATTTTAGTCATAAAGACTAAATCTTTTTCATTTAAAATAGCATTAGAACCTAAAGCTTTACCTATTGCTACAGTTGATTCTTGTAATTTTTTAGAAGTTAAAGCTGCGTCACCAGATAAATTACCTATTTCTATAAGTTCTTGTCTTACACCAGCAGCAGCATCATATGTTATATTAAAATCTTTAGCTAAATCACCAGTAGATGTATCAGCTACTAAAAATGCATCTTTAAGTTGTTCAACAAGCATAATTAGTAAAGCCATAGGACCTAAAGCTTCTTTAAGCTGTGATCCAAACGCTTGGGTAAAAGTACCCATAGTATTAAATTCAACCCCAGCTGCTAAAGCTCCTTGACCTAATTGTACTGTTGTTTGATATGCTTCTGTTAAAGAATTACCTACTATCCCTACATTAGAAAACATTTTAGCTAAAGCAGGGACAGTTCCTATAAATCCTTTATTTATTTTTTTATTATTATCATCAATATCTTCAAGTTCTTTAATTACAGTTTCTAATCCACTTATTTGTTCATCAATAAGAGTTAATTGATCTCCTTGTAATTTTCCTGAGTCTCTAAGAGACTTTAATTGATCTAAATTTAATTGGGATTCTCGTTGAAGGCTTTGTATTTTAGAGGCGCTAGCAAAAGTGTCGCCTTTTCTTATTTCTAAAGTTTGTCTAGCTACAGTATTAGCTCTAGATATAAGAGTTTCTTGGAATTGTAAAGCTTTATTACCTATTTGTATTTCTTTAACAATATTTCTAAAAGCACTAGCAGTATAATCTAAACTTCCTCTTATTTTATCAACTAAATCCTCTACACTTTCAAGTAAATCTTGCATTTGATCAAGACTAGCTCCTGAATTCCTTAAGGTATCATATATATCTTGCCAATTTCTTTTAGTCTGTCCAGTAAGTTTATTTATTTCTTCCTGGATTTTTCTATTTATTTCATTTGGATCTGGGGCCATTTACTAAAGTATATATGTTATAAATATTGAAAAATATAATTTTTATTTATATTTTACTTTAGATGATTGAGGTCCAGATGTAGATTTAGGTGAAGCTTCTCTAAATGCTTCTTTATTTATTTTACCTGATGGATCAACTAGTGTTGATTTATTGTCACCTTTACTTTTAGCATTTTCATATTCTTCTGCTTCTCTTTTATAGTAATCGTTTATTTTATTATAAGTAAACTGGCGTAACCACCTAGGCATGTTGTAAATGGTTTCCCAATCATACCCACCCTTTCCATGGAATACTATTTCATGGATTAGGGTGAATAGATTGACTCTATATAGAGGCGCGGTCTCAGAAGTCAGGCCAAAAAAACTTAACTCCGACAGGAATGTCGATTCGGTTTTCACTCCCATCGGGAAAAAAAGTTAGATCTACATCGGGTTGAGTATCTCTAATATGTTTTCTTAATTCTCTTGAATCTCGAGCTAATAGATAATTATCTACAAACTCTCGTATTGTTATCTTTTGTTCATCACCATGAGTTAAGATTTTATAAGTGATGTTTGTATTTGTTGATGGTAAAGTATAATTAAATTCATTAACTCCTTTATTTTGAATTTCAAAAGGTTTATTATCTATTTTAGATAAATCGACTGTGTAGTCTGAGCCATTATATTCAAAACTATAATCTTTACCATAACCTAATACACGAGCTGCCACCATAATAGCATTTTTATCTCCTATAATTAAATCATTATAATCAATTTTAGACACAATTAAAGCTTGTAATAATTTATCTAATACAATACCTTTTTGAATATATGATTGATTTGTAAGAATATCTTCTTCTTTAGCGGTCATATATTTCATTTCAACTTTGCCGCTTGATAAAGGATTTGATTCTGAGTATACTAGACCTTTTGAAGGTAATTCAATAACTTCTGTTGGAAAATTTTTAATTGCGTCCATAGCTTTTATTTAAATGTAACTTATTATATTCGGATATAAATATGTCCGAAATAAAAAAGCTCACCAAAATCGGTGAGCTTCTTCACTTTTATTTTTACTAACTAGAAATTCAATATACAATAATCCATTCCTAATGTAACAGTTATTTCTTGAGCTGCAGCATCTTCATCATAGCTATAATCACCAAAATTAGCTGTTTTAATAAATGCTCCTTTAATAATCCATTCAGATACAATATCACCTACAGGACCTAATATATTAATTGTTACATCTTTTTTATAGAAATTAGAGTAACCATCACGTCCTGTAACTGATTCATGATGTAAACGTACCCATTCCATTACCGCTTGAGCACCAGAAGGAGTAATAGGGTCAAATAAAGTCATTTCTAAATCAGCCCATTGAGCTCTGCCTTTAATTTTACGGTAAACGTTAATATGGTTTAATTTAATTTCGCCCATTTCCACGCTCACAGCTCCTATTTTCTTAATAACATATGAAGGAATACCATCAACATACATTATAAAGCGATTTTTTACTTTTGGTTCAAACGCTGTAAAAAATATTTCATTTGGATCTAATACTGCCATTGTAGTTTATATTTTTGTTTGTTATAAATATCTGTGTTTTAAAGAATTACGCTGGGAAAGAAGCACCAGTTGGAGTAATGTTGAAGTCTAAGTAAATGAATTCAGCAGTCTTAGTAGGTTGAAGATAAATTTGACCTATTAATTCATTTCTATCAATTACATCAGGTGTATTGTTAGTCTCATTCATAATTACTTTAAACGCGTATAAACCTTGACGCTGTTGAACACTAGTTAAATATGGATTAACTTGAGCTAAGAATTGATTTCTTGTAGCAGCTGTGTTTTGTTCAAACACTAAGTTATTAGCGATTTGAGAAATATATGATTTAAGAGCAATCAACAAGCGACGAACATTTACACGATCAAGAGCTGAAGCTCTAGTTTGTAATGTTTTCTGACCATATACTACAACTCCAGTTCCAGGGAATGTTGCTATTGGATTTACTTTTCCAGTGTATAATGAATCGCGGTTGGCTTGAGATAATTTCTTTTCAGCTCTTACTACT